TGATACTACAAAGTGGTGAAATATTGAAGGTACAAGCAGCAACAGCAAACAGACTTCATGTTGTTGCAAGTATTCAAGAGTTTTCAAAGACAAGAATAACAACAAGTGCGATAACACAGATATTGTAAAAGAAAATTAAGAATTTAAAAGGTATATAGACGAATTTGTTAAAATAAGATAAGGTAACAATATGAGTTTAGGAAGATTTCTTAAAAGAATAGCACCAGTTGCTTTAGGAACATTTATAGGTCCTGCTGCTTTAGGAACAACAGGATTAGGTCCGTTTGCTCAAAGAGCTATAACAGGTGCTTTAACAAGTAAATTAATGGGTCGTAGCACAAAAGACTCTTTAAGAGACGCTTTGTTAGCAGGTGCGAGTGGTGCAGCCTTTGATAAATTTAGAGGAATTGATGAAGCTGGTGAAGCTGCATCCAAAACAATTGTTCGTGGTGGGTCATCACAACCTCCTGCTGGTAATCCTGAAATAGCAAAAAGAATGGGTGTAAGTTCTGTGCCTACGGAACAAACAACACAAAAAGTAGCAGAAGCATTTAAGCCAAGAACATTTAGTGCAGAATTGTTAAAATCTGCTGGTGTTGGTGGTGACAATTTATTTGCTCGTTTGCTTAATACACCATTAGGAGAGGGTTTAACAGCAGGTTTATTAGCTCAATTGCTATCTGGTGGTGATGAAGATGAAGATACAAGGACATCCTTTGAAAGAAGACCTTTTGGCACAGGTGGACCTGGTGGTAAACTAGGTGGAATCACCTTTGCAAAAGAAGGTGGAGAGATGGGATTTCCAAGACGAACAGGTGGCATAGATCCTTCAGAGGGTTCAGGCACAAAAGATGATGTTCCTGCAATGCTTATGGCTGGAGAGTTTGTCTTAACAAAAGATGCTGTAAAAGGATTAGGTGATGGCAATTCACGAAAGGGAATACAAAGAGCCTATAACATGATGGATCAATTGGAAGCGAGGGCATAATGGCTGTTCAAACTGTAGAAAATATACAAAGATTACCCCCATTCTTAGAGGGTCTGCAAAAAAGACTATTGCAAACTGGATTTGGTGAGTTTGATGGTGAAGATCAAACCACGCCAGGTCTTTTAGATTCTCCCCTTGATCTTCCTCAATTTCAAATTGCAGGTATAGACCCTCTAAGAGAACGTGCAATCACTCTTGGAGAAAATTTAGTAGGATCTTTTAGACCATTTGTTGAAGGAGCAAGAGATCAATCATTAGCTGGTCAACAAGCATTAACATCTGGATTACAGTTTTTGCAACCTGAATCAATTCAACAATTTCAAAATCCATTTCAACAACAAGTTATAGATGTGGCAATGAATGAGCTTGACAGACAAGCAGCGTTACAAAGATCAAGAGCAGATGCAGCGGCAGTCGGAGCTGGTGCTTTTGGTGGTTCAAGGCAAGGTGTGCAAAGAGCAGAAGCAGACAGAGGATTACAAAGAGTTAAAGCAGATACATTGTCTAAGTTGTTAGCAAGTGGTTTTGGAACAGCTCTACAAGCGGCACAGAATGCAGGAAGGCTATCTGGTGGTCTTGGACAAGCCCTTGGTACTTTAGCAGGCACTACGGGTGATATAGGACGATTACAGCAGGCATTAGGTCAAGCAGATATATCACAGCTATCACAGTTAGGTGCATTGAGACAAGGACAGTCACAAGCAGAACTAGATGCACAACGTCAAAACTTATTACAACAAGCTCAAGAACCATTTACTAGATTGCAGTTAGGACAAAACTTACTACAAGGTATGCCAAGTGCTTCAATACCTTCTACGTTCCAACAAGCAACAACACCTGGTGCAAATCCATTCTTGCAAGGTATTGGTGCTTATACTACATTGTCACAGATTGCACCTTTTGGTGGCTCAAAGTCTACATAGGATAGTTACATGGCAAAACAACCAAATGTTTTAAATGATCCACGTTTTTTGAATGTACCTAGACAGTTTCTAAAGTTTCAACCTGAAAAGCCAGGTCCGTTTACACAGTTGATGCTACAACAAAAACGAGGAGGTGCTAAACTTGTAGACGATCCAAAAAAAGTTATAACTGACCCATTAGCTCAAAAAATAACTCCCTCTATAAATCTTGATAAAAGTCAAGTTGCTGGTGGAATAGACTCAGATTTAAATCAACAAATTATTGAATTAAGAAAGGGTTTAGACACAGGCACTCCTAAAGTAGATGAATTTGCTATTGATCCAAATATAGATAAAAGTGTTGAAGACACATCTGGAGTTGACAAAAGCTCCTCTCCATTGTTTCAAGATCCAACAGCAGACATTGCAAAAATTGCAGGACAAAAAGAAACTGATATAGCGTCAGCACCTGATGAAGATCTTGATTACACAGATACATACACAGAAGAAGAGCTAAAAGCAGTCACTGACCCTGAAGTAAAAAAACAAAATGCTCAAGTAGAGTTGTTTAAAGATGCCATGAAAGAAATAGAAGCTATGTATGGGAAAGATGCTTTTAAAGATAGATCAGATGTTAAAATATTAGATGATTATAAAAAAGATTTCGAAAGGGCTACTGGCATAGATATTTCTGGTGAGCCAAACAACAGAGCAGCTTTGATGGCATTAGGTTTAGCTCTTATGCAAAACAGAGCAGGTAAAGATTTTGACTTGTCAAACATACTTGGTGAAGTTGGTCGTGCTGGTGAAAAAGCATTACCTAAGTTTGAAGCAGCTAGAAAAGAAGCAAGAGCTGGTCAAATAGCTGCTGGTAAATATGCTCTACAAGAACAAAAAGCAGATCAAAAAGCTGCGTTAGCTCTTGCCAAAGAAAAAAGAACTGCTTTAGCTGCAGTGTCTAAAGAATTTAGAGACTTTAGAAACAAGCAACAATTAGAGTATTTGAAACACCAAAACAATATGCAGATTAAGTTACTTGAAAATAATATGAAACCTATAGATGCAAAAGGTAAAGTGACTACACAAACACTTGAAGGTAATAATTTTCTAAAAGTAGACACAGCATTTGTCACTGGATCAAAAAACAGAGTGTTTTTAGCACCAGTACAACAAGCAGAAAAACACGCTAATATGTATGTAAATGTTTTAGAAGCAAACAATAGTATCACAGAAATGCAAAACATTCTTAGATCTGTCGGTCAAGAGGGTGGCTCTACGGCATTTACATTATTAGGTGACAGAGTTAAAAAATTTCTCAAACCTCTTGGTATTGGTGATACCGATTACTCAAAAGGTATTGATGAAATAATTAAAAGAGATATTAGTGCAGAAGAAAAAGTTACAGCAATTCAACAAAGATTAATATCTCAATACAAAAAGTTTTTAACAAAAGAAACAGGTAATGGTGTTTCTGAAGGTGATATTAAAAGACTTGAGGCTTTAGTAGCTAAAATAGATCTAACACAACCTTTAAGTTCTAATATCAATAGATTGGAAGAACTTAGAACAATATTTTCTGCACCACAAAGAGCATTAGAAAGTCAATTTACTGCATTTTCTAGAAGAGAAAATTTTAGAAATGATGAGGAGTATAATAAAACTATGGACATAATAGAAAAAGCTATACGCACAGGAACAGAAAATACTTACAATTTTAATGTCGGTGAAGATGGTGTTATTAACATAGATTTGACGAAGAGATAAATGGGTAAAGTAGTTTTAAATACACCACAAGGTAAAGTAAACATAACAATTGCAGGTGATAAACCTACAATTGAAGAGTCAATACAGATAAACAACATTATAAGAAAAGCTGGTGCAGGGCAAAATATTTCAAAAGACGAACCCACAACAGGTGATAAGTTAGAACAATTGTTCGATTCTAGCACAGGCATCAAAAGCAATGCTTTGCGTTCTGCACTGAGTGTAGCTGAAACAAAAGAAGAAGAAGATGCAATACTTCGTAAATTTGATTTAAAAGACGATGATTTTTTAAGAGACAATAGAGGAAGATTGGCTTTAACACCAACTGGTGCAGCTAAGTTTGGTCAAGAAACAGATAGAAATATACTTGTTGATGAAGAGGGATTTAGTAGATATGACTTTTCTGATCTTGCAGGTATTCTTCCAGAGTTAGTGGGTGGTGTGTCTGGTGCTATTGCTGGTCAGTTGGCTATACCTATTCCTATTGTTGGTGCTGCTATTGGTGCTGGTATAGGAGCAGGTGGTGGACAAGCTGTGGAAGAAGCAGGTGAAGCTTTAGCTGGAGTGCAAAAACAAGACATAAAAGACATAGCTGGTGATGTTGGTAAAGAAGCAGCGATAGGTTTTTTTAGTGATTTAACATTTGGTTTAGCCGCTGGTGCTTTTAGAGCTGTAAGACGTGGTGTTACACCTGGCAAAGATCTTACGGCAACGGAACTTGATACAGCAGGTCTTTCAACATCACCACCAATAGATGAAGCAGGAAATATTATTAAACCAAAAGATTTTGCAAAGCTATCTGCTGATGAAAAAATTGCTGCTACTAGTCGTGTTGTAACAAAAGATGACGGAACAGTTGTTCGTGGTGGATTTGGTATAAAACCAACATTATCAGCTATACGCGCTCCTTCTCTTGTTGCAAGAATACAAGCTATTGGTGAAAAAATATTTAAAACATCAGATCGTTTAAAAAATAATAACGATGTTATTAAACAAACAATAGATGCCTATAAAGAGAAATTTGGTTTAGAGGGAGCTGACGCAGTTGATGTGGGTCAAATACTTAAAAGAGGTATGGTTGATAATAATCAAGCATTAATCCAAGCAGAAAAACAAGCACAAAAAGAAATTATTGATCAGATGAAAAATGCAGTTGGTGTGTTTAGAAGAGCTGCAGATGAAAATGGATCAGTTGATGATGATTTGTTTGAAGTTTTTAAAAATGCTACAGATAATTTTGATTCATTTATATCAGGTAAATTTAGAGCTGTAGACGATATTTTACGAGATGATGCTGGATTAGGTCGTAACGGCATAATGTTTATTAATAAATTTGCAGATCATTTAAGAAGGATTAAAAGTGATTATGCTCCACAAATAGCAGGATCTAAAGATCCAGATGGTGCAGCTTTTAGAGATATATTAAGTCAATTTGAAAGTATTGGTGGTAAATTAGATGATGGGCTAACTAATGCTGTTTCTTTTAATCAGCTTTACAATTTAAGAAAAGGTATAAGTGATTTAAGAATGACATCCAATGATACTGTTAAAAAAGAACTTACTAATGCAAATGGCACAGGTTTATTAGATGAAACAGATAATATGTTTAAACAGATGGGTGATGAAAATAGTCAATTGTTTAGAGATTTATCAGGCAGATTAGGTAGCACAACGACTACGAACAAATTTAGAAATGCTGGAAAAGCATTAAAGGGAGCGCAAGCAGAATTTTCTCTAGGTAAAAGAATATCAGAAGACGGAGAAGCTTCTCAAGCAATTAAAAATCTAAGCAATTATAGAACACTGCCTGGCGAAATAGATAAAGCTCCCATGAATATTGACATATATAGGAATGTTGTAAAAGCCAACAATCCTCAGTTTTTGCAAAGAGCAACAGAATTTTTAAGAGATTATGGTGGCACAGTCGGTGGCAAATCAGGAGATGATCTTGCAGACGAATTTACAGCTAGAGCAGCCAATCAATTTTTAGAAGATGCAATTGAGACATCGGGCATAAAAAACTTTAAAAATGTTAAAGATTTTAATGGTGCTAAATTTGCACAATCCATAAAAGGTCTTGGAACAACTGCTAGAGCATTGTTTGGTGATAAAACAGATGAAGTTTTAAAATTAGCTGACGAGATTGGTGGTGTTAAAATATCAGGTCTCCAAGCTAGAGGTGTTCTAGATCAATATAGAGATGCTGTAGGTGGCACAGAAAGTATGAGTGGGTTAATAGGTAAATTAGAAGCATTAGCCGATACACAAAAAACATTAGCCAGAGAGCAAAGAAATAGAATTATTAGCAAGTTACAAGATGAAACACTTGATTTAGATCCTTTAGAAGCATCAAGATTTTTAGTGCAAAAACAAACCAAAAACTCTGAAATAAGACCTATAATTAACTATTTTGCTAGTAGAGGTGATGATGCTTCACTACAAAAAATAAGATCGTACTACATTAACAGCATGATTGATGACTTTGGTGAATCAGTTATGACTGATGGTAAATCTTTGAATGCTTTTGCAGATAGAATATTAGATGCAGCAGCCGATGGTAAACTACGAACAATTTTTCCAGAAGGTGTTGGTGAAAGCATGGAGAAGTTTGGTAAAATACTTAAATTTAATGCAAGAGCTGCCGAAGGTGGTGATCTTGTTGCCGCTAATATAGCCGCTTCTCCATTTCAAAATTTAGGTAAATTAGCTAAGTTTACTGTATTAGGTAACAGAATGTTATCACAAAGTTATTATGATGACATCATAGCTCAATATAATGGAATAACACTGAAACAATTTAAAAGACCAGAAGATAGAGCAAGAAGTCTGGGATCTATAATTGGTAAATCTTTAAGTCAATCAACTGGTCAAACATTAGACAACATAATAGATGAAGCAGAGAGTCAAGTTGATGCAGTTTTAGAAAGCTCTGGTATTAAAGATCAAATTAGAAGTGGTGTTCAACAACTTCAACCAGCCATTAACCAAGCCAGAACAGGAGTAAACCAAGTAAGAAATGTAGCATCTGCTCCAAATATTGCACCTCCAGCAGGAGGAACACAGTTGGCTGGTGTAGATATATCTAACCCTGCTAATGCTTTTTCATTAGGATTAAATCCATCTGATATAGCTATAGCACAGAGAACAAGAAGGACAGTATGAACGTAGAACAATTAAGAGACACACTAAAAGTTGATGAGGGCTGTGTTAATTCCATTTATTTAGACCACCTTAACCTACCCACTCTAGGTATTGGTCACCTTATAAACGAGTGGGATGAAGAATATGGTAAGCCAGTTGGTACACCAGTATCAGAAGAAAGAGTCAATGAATTATTTGACAAAGACATCCAGATAACGATTGACGAGTGCGAACAATTATTCGGTAACTTTCAGGATTTGCCAGAAGAAGTGCAGCAAATTTTGGCAAACATGATGTTTAATCTCGGCAGACCGCGTTTATCCAAATTCAGGAAGCTATGTAAAGCTGTAGCTGAAAGAAACTGGAAAGAATGTGCAATTCAAATGGAAGATTCAAAGTGGCACAAACAGGTAACCAAACGCGCTGATCGTCTAATCTCTCGTATGAATGCTGTTGATAGCACCTAATCCTAAACTAGTTACTTTACTTTTGTATTTACTATATTCTTCTTTTTCAAACTCTTGATCTATAAAGAGACCAAGCTGTTGTCTAATGTTTCTTCTTTGATGTTCGCATATTTTAATCAACTTATCGTAACTTTTAACATCTAAACCAACTGACTTGAATTTTGTTGTATCTGTCATTATACTACCTCCATGACCTATAAATACCCAATTATACCCAATAAAACCCGAAGACCCAACAAGTATTTTGCAAAAAAAACTGTTGCCATGGGGTTAAAATTTGATTCAAGATGGGAAGCAGAGAGATGGGGACAACTAAAAGCTATGGAAAGAGCTGGTGTAATATCTGAATTAGAACGTCAAATAAAATATGAATTATCTATTAATGATGTAAAAATTTGTGATTACATAGCTGATTTTAGATATTTACAACAAGAAGAAGATGGCTTCTCAAGATTAGTCGTAGAGGATGCAAAAGGCGTGTTGACACCTGAGTTTAAGCTCAAAAAAAAGATGATGAAAGCCATACATAATATAGACATTCATCTATCATACAAAAAAAAATGATAGTTTAGCTATTGACATTGTTGTAATCATCGCTATATTTAACCTTGCAAGTAGAAATTTTAACGAAAGTGAGGTTAGTATGGAACAGAATTTCTATGACATGAACGATCAACAGCTTTTACAAGAAAAGATTTTCTTGAAGGCAGATATTGATCGACAAAAAAAGAAGTTGGAAGAGCTTAATTCTCTTTTATCAGCAAGGTTTTACAACTCTGCTCGTGATGATTTACAGAGACAGGGTAAAGATTTTGGCACAACTACTGTGTTTTCTGAGCAAGAAGAGAAAGTTAAGGTCTCCATTAATAAAAAAGTAACATGGGATCAGCAAGCACTACGAGATGCTTTTGATAGTATGGATGCTGAAGATGCAAGACATTATGCAAAAGTCACATACTCTGTGGAAGAGAGGAAGTACACTAATGCTCCTCCAGC